GGTCGGTCACCTACCTCGTGAAGTCCGGCCTCGTTGAGCGCCCCCGGCGTGGCTACTTCGCAATCACGCCCAAGGGGAAATCGGTCTTGTCGAGCCCGCCCGAGCGGATCGACATCGCATTCCTCTCCCAGTTCGACGGGTTCGACGAGTTCAGGACGAAGGCCAACGACGATCATCCGGCCGAAGTCGAGCCGACTCAGGATCTCGCTGCTGGGACCCCCGAGGAACGGGTGGAGGCAGCATTCGAGGATCTGAACGCCGCGCTACGGGAAGAGCTCCTCGAACGCATTCTGGTCATGCATCCAACCGCCTTCGAAAAGCTGATCGTCGATCTCATGCTCGGCATGGGCTACGGCGCAAATGGATCTGGCGAGCGGCTCGGCCGAACGAGCGACGGTGGGATCGATGGCGTGATCAACGAAGATGTGCTCGGCCTCGACATCATCCACCTCCAAGCCAAGCGCTACGCCACCGGAAACAGCATCGGTGTGGAGAAAATCCGCGAGTTTGCCGGGGCGTTAGACGAACGCGGCGCGACTAAGGGCGTGTTCGTGACCACCAGCCACTTCGCGCCGGCTGCCACGCATTATGCGCAGCGAAGCCCGAAGCGCCTGATCCTGATCGACGGTGAAGAGCTGACCCGGCTGCTGGTGAAATACGGCGTGGCGGTTCGGGGTTACCGCGTTCTCGAACTGAAGAAGGTCGACACCGACTACTTCGGCGAGGCCGAAGGCTGATCTGGTTCCAGCTGCGCCAGCGCCTGCCGCAGGAGCAGACCGGCATCCGCGACAGTGCTGACATGGCCCCAGTGAACATCATCGGGGGAAACGCCGAAATGATCGGCTGACAGGGCAGCGAGCTTTTCCAGCAGGGCGTCGAACTCGGCCTTCCTGCTGATGAAAGCGCTCACCGCCCTATCGTTCTCGTCTTGGCTCATCGGGCCCTCCTCGCTGTGTCGTCGCGAAACAGCGATCCATAGGTGCGCGGCGAAAGCGAGCAGTTAGAACGGGTTGACTGTTCCTCACGCCGCCGCCGTCGCGATCCCATCCAGCCGCACCGCGACGCTGGTGACGCCGTTCCCCGCGGCTTCGACAGCGACGCCGATAGGAAAGCGCCCCGCCGCCGGAGTGGTGGCTTCCTGCGCCGTGTTGTCCCACGCCACGCGCGCCCCGACCGTCAGCACCGCGGCGCTGGCCTTCGGCAGCTGGAACACGCCGGTGGTGGAGAGCTCGACCGGGTCGCCCTCGGCCGAGGAGTAGGCAGCGATGCCGAAGATGCTGCCGACGATCAGCGCGTCGCCCGAGGCGATGCCGCCTGCGGGCGTGGTGACGCGGAGGACGTGGCCGTTCTGCAGGTAGTTCTTCATCTCAGAGCCCTTTCGAGGATTGGATGCGGACGACCGAGATGCGGTCGGTCGCACCTGCGATCTGCCGGTTGAGGTCCGCGAGCGCGGCGGCCATCTCGCCGTCGCTCGCGTAGGTGACGCGCTTGCCGTCGTATTCGACGGTGCGGACGCCCCGGTAGCGCGCGGCCATCAGGGCGTCCCGCCAGGCGGTGAGCTGGGCGAGATCGGCCATGCTCACGCCCCGGCGTTCATGAACCAGCCCCGATGGTCGATGAACCCGGCCCCGAAATCGAGGATCACCCGGATATCGACACCGTCCACGTCCCAGCCCGAGCGGCTCTCGACCTGCGGGCCTTCCGCGCCCGAGAGATAAGCGAACTCCAGCCCGTCGATCTCGCCGGGATCGGCGGTGACGTACCAGCGCGTGGCCGAGGACAGGCGCGGCTCGACCACCAGCGACAGCGAGCCCGAGAACGGGTTCACATCGGCCGCCGTCGCGGGCGCGATGGAGGCGAGCCACTTCTCGGCCGTGGTCTCCAGCGCAGGCGGGACCAGCAGGTTGCGGGGCGTCACCCGGATCGTGCGGTCCTCGATGCCCTTCTGGGTGCGCAGCGCCAGCCGGGCGGCCGACAGCGTCGCGTCCGAGATCACCGCGCCGGTGCCGGCCTTGTTGCCGTGGTCGGCGTGGAACAGCGTCTTGCCGTCCGTCAGGGTGGGCCCGTTGCCGCTGCCCGCCTCGAGGAGGGTGACGAGGATGCGCGCCTCGGTCTCGGCCGCGGCCTGGCCCATGCGGCGGGCGAGGTCCGAGAAGGCGCCGAGGTCGTCGTTCACCAGCACCTGTCGGGTGACTCCGATTTTCCGCGCCCAGGTCTCGACCTTGTAGGCCTCGCGCGCCTCGGCCATCGTGCCAGCCTTGATCTCGCCGTGCTCGTTCAGCTTCTCCAGCAGCGGCGCCTCGCCGAGCATGATCTTGTTCACCGCGCGGAAATCGCGCGCCGTGGTCTGGCGGCCGAGGCGTCGGATGCCCGAGGGCGCGGCCTGATAGGCGTCACGCAGCACCCTGCCCACCGTGTCCCCGAGGATGATAGGGAAGTCCGATGTCGTGTGCAGCGCGCGGGTGACGAGGCTCGCGGGCGACAGCGCCATGGTGGACTCGCCGCGCAGCGTCAGCAGTTCCTTCGCCATGTCCACGGGCGTGGCATAGGCGTAGCGCCGGGCAGGTTCGCTCAGCTCGTGGCGCGGGTTGATGCGGGCGTAGAGCGCCTCGCCCATCTGCCGGGTGCGGAGCGCGGGATCGTCGTGGCTCTCGCCCATCTCGACGCGGACCTGCTCCGTGCGGATCGCGGGCGCGCTGCGGTTCGCCAGCGCCTCAAAGGCGGCGCGGCGCGCGCTGTCGGGATCGGCGCCTCCGTCGATCTGGCCGTCGATCCAGGACTGGTCCAGCCCGGCGATGCGGGCGATGGAACGGATCTCGGCATTGGCCTCGGCGCGGGTCTGCGCCTCGGGCGGGGCCGGAGTGGTGGTCGTGTCGGTCATCTCTGTCTCCATGCGAATATGGGCGCCGGGATCGGCGGGCGTCGGCACCAGGGAAATCTCGTGAGGGGTCCAGCGCACCGCGGTCAGTACGCGCGCGCCGTTCTCGGTGGTCTCGGCCCATTCCTCGACCAAGTAGCCGACCGAGACATGGCGCAGGATGCCCGCCAACACGTCCTGCCAGACCGGGTCCACCTCGGGCCGGGCCGAGAACTGGATGAGGGCCGTGCCACGCTTGCCGTCCACGGCGGCGCTGCGGACGGAGCCCAGAACGTCGCGCACGGCGGTCTGGCGGTGTGCGTCCAGCACGCTGGCGCCTTCGAGGCGCGACAGGTCCACCGCCTCGGGCGCGAGGCTGAGGCGTTCGATGTATTGCCCGGCCATGTCGCGGCGGCGCACCGGGGAGCCGGTGGACCAGACCACCTCGACGGTACGGGCTTCGGCGTCTGCGGTGGCGGGCGCCAGCGTTGCGCGGCGAGTGAGAAAACCGTTCCCGTCCTGGACGGTTTCCGCTGACCGGCCCGGTCGCACCATGGGCGTGGAAAGCGCGATCTCGGTCTCAGCCATCTGCGGCCTCCTTCTGCTGCGACGTGGCCGCCTTGCCGAAAGTCAGCCCCAGCCCCTCCGCGCGCTCCCGGTCGGCCGCGATCTCGGCATCCACCTGTTCGGCGTCGTAGCCGCGCTCGGAGATCGCCTGGGACCGGCTCTTGAGCCCCGCGCCGATCGCCATGATCTCGGCCTGCACGTCCTTCATCGGATCGACGTAGTCGAACTTTGGCGGCAGCCATTCGCACCCCAGATACGCCTCTGGGTTCCGGTCGAAGTCCCGCGCGGGCAGGCCGCCGGTCAGCACGGCGAGGCGCACGAACCGCTCCCAGACGGGGCGGCAAAATAGGTGCACGACCACGTTATGCTGGAGCTGCTCGACCCGGCGGCGGAACTCGATGAGCCCCGCGCGGATGGAGGAGTAGGTGACGCCTTCCAGGTCACCCGAGACCAGCTCGTAGGGGAGCCCAAGCCCCGCCGCGACGGCGCGCAGGTGGTTCTTCACGAAGGGTGCGTAGGCGTCGTGCTCGGTGGGGTTCGAGAAGCGGATGTCGGTGCCGGGCGGCAACGGGATCAGGCTGCCGGGCTCCATGCCCACGGTCAGCGCGCCGCCGGTGTTGGTGCCCGAGAGCCCGCCTGCCGTGCCATCGGGATCGGTGATGAAACCGGTGAACAGCGCCGCGACCTTGGCCTTCACCAGCGCGGCATCCTCGAACTGGTCGAGCTCATGCAGCCGCAGCAGCACCGGCGCGAGCCAGGTGATCCCGCGCAGCTGGCCCGCCGCGAGCGGCTTGAACAGGTGCAAACAATCGGCGGCGGGGACGCGGAGCGGGTCCATGCAGAGAGACCCCAAAGGATCGCCCGGGCGGGAGGACAAGACCCGGTAGGCGACCCGGTGACCGGCAGCATCGAACTCGATGCCCGCTCGGATCCGCGCCCCGCCGCCGATCTCGCGGTGCAGGTCCATCGGAACCTGCTCGCGATCCAGAAGCTCGATGTGGAGGGGAATGGTGGCGGCGTCGCTGGCGACCCGGAGCCGGGCGAAGCTCTCGCCGCTCTCGACCATCGCGCGCACGGCCATGGCCTGCAGCCCGTAGAAATCGGCCAGCCCGTCCGGGGCGGCGTGATCCGTCCAGCGCAGCCAGAGCGCCTGCAGCCGCTCGCGTACCGCGCGGTCGGGATGGGTGGATTGCGGCTTGATCCCGGCGCCGACGACATTGCCGACCAGGCTGTCCACCGCCGCCGCGACCCACGGGTTGTTCCGCGCATACCACCCGGCCCGCCGCGCCGCCGTGGTCGCGCCCGCCAGAACCGCCGCGTTCAGCCCGTCGACCGTCCGCGCCCCCTCCCAACGCCGCCCGCCGCCCGCAGCGTCGAAGCCGCGAGCGCGCGCGAGGCCGAGAAGGCGATGGAGGAAGGTCCACATGGGCGGCAGAATCG